GGGGGGGGGGGGGCGTATCGTTCGCCAATCGCGCCCTGTCGCGCGCTGATTTCTGATGCAAATTCGGGTGATGCGAACGAGTGAATGCGCCAGAATGGCGCTGGCAGCGTCTGGTGAGGTGTAGGGATTCGAAAGTGAGTGAGCGGCCTGTGTGGTCTGGGCGGTGATACGGGTTGGCGGGTACCGCACCGCCAGAAATGACGATGCGGCCTGGTGTTACTTCGTGCTTTCGAGCAGTGCGTAAGGATTGAAGCGGATCACCTCTTCGCCCAGCCAGTCGTTAACATGCTTCATGGCTTCCATGTATGGCGTCAGCTCGTTGACGGCGAAGACGCGAGCCGCCTTCTCGATATCGCCAAATGATCCGTTGCCTTCCGGAATGGCGCCCATTAACTGAGGCGGCACCCGATGCGCGGCTAACATGTCATCGCGGGTGGAGGACTTCACCCCTACGAATTCGTCCTTTGCCGATATCTGGCTGAACGGCAGGATCTGCACGGAGTCTTTGCCGCCGTTAGGGGCGTGAAGAAGAATGTTTTTGAATGCCCCGCCGCGTCGGGTATCTGTTAGCGTCTTCTTCAGCTTGTCGAGGCTCTCCTGATCGGCCATTGCGCTGTTCACGTAGACGATACACCCGGCATGCGAGCCATTGTCGTAATAGAGTTTGCGGAACTTATCGGCAGAATGTGCCAGGTTCGCCGACAGCAACCCGGCGAAATACTCCGGCATACCGTAGATCTCCTGGTGAATATCCGGGCTAAGAACATGGCAGACAGAGCCAGTTGTAAACTGGTGATCCTGTAGCCCGGATTGAATAAACCAGTAGGTGTCCAGGTCGGAGCCGCGACGGGTATATTTAGCCAGCGAGTTACGAAAGCCGAGAGAACCGCCAAGCCGGTTTTTCCTCATCTCCAGATAGCCGTTCCCGAATACGAACCAGTCCAGCGCGAAGGATGAGAATACCTGGCGGGAAAGCAGTTTGTGTGGAATAAAGCACCCGGCCAGCACGTTGCGTTTGAAATACAGCGCCGACTGGTGCCAACTGGCATAGCCGAACTGGCGCGCCAGCCCGTACCAGTCAACCGGCGTTTCGTAGTATCGCCCATTGTCGGCGCAGTACATGTTATCGAGCAGGTCATACGCGCCACTCACCGGCCAGGGGCCGTCGAATGTGAACGAGTTCAGCTCGGGTGCAGCTTTTAGCGAGACGGCGAGATCGGCCCGCTCCCTGGCATACTGCCTGCCGCGCATGGATTTTCGTTTGCTCAAGGTTAATACTCCGTAACTGTCATACTGCTGCCGCCTTCCTGTCCCAGTGGCTCGTTAATGGTGGCAAGCATCGTCGCCCAGGCGAGATCGCCGTGACTGACGCCGCGCGAGCGGTCAGTGTCGTAAGTGATAACGCCGCCGGGGGTAACAATCTTGCGAACAGAGTTGAACGCGCCAACGAGATCAAGCTCTCCCCGGTCATATTCCCAGCGGCCGCCGCGAACGAGCTGCTGCATCTTCAGCACAAGCATGCGTTTGCTGGCTGGTGAGAACTGGTAACAGACTGCTGCCGGGAAGTGCTTTTTAACCAGCTGATAAACGGCTTCACCGATGCCGGTACCATCAATCCCGATGTGTTGCACGTTATAGCGACTCAGCATGCCGATAATGAGATTGGCTTGCTCTTCGAACTCCATCCCGCGTATGCGTAGCGTCTCGACGGTGCGGAACTTGCCACCGGCGACCATTGGTACGGCATTGACTGAAATGGCGCCGCTGTCGCCTTTACCGCTGGCACCGTTGGGATCGTAGCCAATCCAGACCGGGCGATCGGCCATCGGGCGGGAGGCATACGGGCGCCAGTCGGGCCAGTCGTCGTAGCCGTCTGCACCGCATGCCAGCAACCGGTTATAGTCAAAGGCGCTTTCACCGCTTTTGATGAACTGGCACCCGTACAGGTTGTCGTATTCCTCCGGGCTGTTTTCGTCGCGGATTTCGTCAATGTCGGTCAGATCCCAGCCGTGATCGATAGCGTCCTGCAATGTGACAATCTGGCGCCAGATTTTGTCCGGGCACATCAGCCCGCTGTTTAGCGTCTTCCAGGACGTATCAAACTCAACCCGCTTTCCGTGGCTGCGCCCTTTGTTGAATGCTTCACCTGTCCAAAAAGGGTAAGCCTCATGGCTTTCTGCTGACGGGGTGGAGAAATAGGTGCGTGTCAGCCCTTTTAACGTCGCCATCGCACCGGCTACTTTCTTCAGGTTGGCAAACTGGCCGACCCAAAAAAACTCATCAAAATACAGATTGCCGGTGTACGACTGCGCCGTCGCAGCGGACGTGCCGAGGAAATGCAGCTCGGCGCCGTTAAACAGCTGGATCATGTCTCCGCCTTTCAGCTCAACATCAACCTCAGCGGCAGCAGAGCGAATAAAGCTGCGGAATTGATACGCCTGGCGGCGGCTCGCCGACAGAAAGATCTGGTTACGTTGATGCTTGTACTTCACATCGTCGGAAAGGGCGCGCACCAAGGCTTCGCGCGCAAAGTACCATGTCGCGCCAACCTGACGGCTTTTCAGGATCATGCGGTTGCGCCAGTGGTGGTTGTCGTACCAGCCTCTTTGATGCCAGTGCAGTGAGCCGAGAATATTCTCGCGCAGCGCTGCAATCTGCGACTCTGAGAAATAGTTCTGTTTCTTGCGGATCTTCTTCTTTGGCTGGGTGGCCGCCGTGCCGTTATCCAGCTTCTTCAGTTGACGCGTGAGAAGGTCAATCTCTTTGAAGTCGCCGCCGGTCTTTTTGTCTTTGGTGGTGAGCTGTATCAACCGTGCATCAATGGACGTCGTCACGCGCTGGATCGGTGGCGTGGCGTCCCATTCATCACGCTTTTTCCATGAGTAAACCGTGTTCTGATTAATACCCATCAGGCGTGCAATCTCCGCTGGCGGGTACCCCTGCCAGTAAAGCTGCCGCGCCCGCTGCATGATGAATGCTTCTTCAATCGCCATTTGTCCTCCTCGCTTCCTGCCGGGGAGATTAACCCGCGCGCGCGTACCCTTTCGCTCGCTTTTGGTTGTGGCGATTCCCTCACAACAACAACGCGTTGAGAGCGCACGTCACCCCCTGCCATCATCTCCGGGAACTCAGAAACCGAGCGAGTAAACGAACATGGCAGGCACAGCAAAACCACGTAAGAAATTCCGCGTTGCCGTCTCCGGAAACACCGTTGATGGCCGTGAAATTCAACCGCAGCACCTTCGCGATGCGGCAGCGAATTACAACCCGGAGGTGTACGGCGCACGCGTCAACATTGAGCACTATCTCTCTATGTTCCCGAACAGCGATTTTGGCGCGATGGGGGATGTGGTGGCACTCAGCACTGAAGACATTACCGACGGCCCGTTAGCAGGGCGAACCGCCCTTTATGCCGAGATCGAGCCATCAGATCGCATGGTGCAGATGACCGACAAAGGCCAGAAAGTCTACTCAAGCATTGAGCTGCATCCTCAGTTTGCCCTCAACGGAAAAGCCTATGTGGTGGGGCTGGCGATGACCGATACCCCGGCGAGCCTGGGTACCGATCGCCTGAAGTTTGCCGCGCAGCAACGCGCCTCGGTGATGGCCTTTAACAACCAGCAGGGCGAAGCGCCAATGTTTACCGAAGCCCTGGAGGCAGAGGCGATCGAACTGGCCGCCCAGCGCAGTGATGAAGGGGTTAAGTGGTTTAACCGGGTGATGGGCATCATCGGCAAAGGCCAGAAAACCGACGATCAGCGCTTCAGCCAGATGCACCAGGTCGTTGAGGCCGTGGCGCAATCGCAGTCAGAGCAGATTGATCGCTTTAACACCGCCGAGCAGGAGCGCCAGCAGGACAAAGTCGCCATTGAGAAACTCACCAGTGAGCTGGCCGAACTGCGGCAAAAGTTGAGCACCACCGATGCCAGCTTTAGCCAGCGACCACCGGCGGGCGGCGGCGCGAACGCGCAGCTGGCTGATTACTGATATTCACAACGAGAGCAGAGAACATGGAAAACAATACCCGCCAGCTGTTTGACCAGTACATTTTGCGCCAGGCGCAGTTAAACGGCGTATCGCCTGCGGCAGTTGCTGCGAAATTTGCGGTTGATCCAACCCGTCAGCAAAAGCTGGAGCAGGCAGCGCAGGAGAGCGATTCTTTCCTGAGCAAAATTAACGTGTTTGGCGTTAATCAGCAGATTGGTCAGAAAGTGTTGATTGGTAGCAAAGGCCCGATGGCTGGCGTCAACAACAGCACCACTACCCGCCGTAATCCGGGCGCAAATCATGCGATGGAGCCATTTGATTATATGTGCCGTAAGGTCAATTACGACTACGGGATCAGCTACGAACAGCTTGATGCCTGGGCGCACATGCCGGACTTCCAGCCGTTGATTAGTAAGGCGATGGCGCGTCAGATGTCGCTGGATCGCATCATGATTGGCTTTAACGGTACCAAATACAGCGACCCGTCAGATCGTGCCGCTAACCCACTGTTGCAGGATTGCGGGATTGGCTGGCTGGAGAAAATCCGCACTGAAGCCGCCCACCGCGTGATTTCCGGCGTCACCATCACCTCACGCGATGAAGATAACAAAGTCATTGCGAAAGGTACCTACGGCAACCTCGGCGCCGCGGTCTATGACGCGAAAAACAGCCTTATGGATGAATGGCACAAGCGCAATCCGGATAACGTGGTGATCCTGGCAGGCGACCTGCTGACTACCGGTAATTTCCCGGCCATTAACGCCATGAGCCAGACCAACCCGAACACCGAAATGTTGGCAGGTCAGCTGATTGTTGCGCAGGAACGCGTTGGCAACATGCCTACCTTCATCGCGCCTTACTTCCCGGTCAATGGCGTATTGATCACGCCGTTTAAAAACCTGTCGGTGTACTACCAGCGCGGCGGACTGCGCCGGACGATCAAGGAAGAGCCGGAGTACAACCGCATCGCGACATACCAGTCCTCAAACGATGACTTTGTGATCGAGGACTACGGCAACGTCGCATTTATCGACGGCATCACCTTTGCCGAGGCGCCGGAAGGCGGCGCGTAACCGCACACTGGCGGGCTTCGGCCCGCCGTTCATTGGGGAAGAAACAATGCTGACACCGGCACAACGACATTTTCAACGCGTCATGGCTGAACGTCATGGAAAGGCTGAGGATTTGTCCGATACGGCGCGCACTGCGCATGAGCAGATCCTGCACCGCATGCGTATGGATATGGCCGCGCTTAAAAATATTCAGGGCGAGCAGGCGAAAGCCGCGCTTAAGCGCCAGATGCTACCCAATTACGAGGGGTGGATTGAGGGAACACTCGAAGGTAATAGCGGCCGCCAGGATGAAGTGATCACGCGCCTGATGATTTGGGCGATTGATGTTCGTGATTATCCACTGGCGGCGCGAATCGGGCGTTACGTCATCGCGCATAACCTGGCGATGCCAGACCGCTTTAACCGCACGGCGGCGACGGCTCTGGTCGATGAAATTTGTGATCCGATCCTGGTGCAGGTTAAGGCCGACGACAGCACCGACGTATCGCCATATCTGGCGGTGCTCGATGAAGTAGCCGGGTTTACCGCCGCCAGCGATATGCCAGACATGGTGCGCGCCAAACTCCACAAAGCACGCGCTTTTGCACTGCGCAACGGCACGCCTGCCGAGCAGGAAACCGCACTAGGGCTGCTGCGCACTGCACTGATCATGGATCCCGGCGCAGGCGTGAAAAAGCTGATCGACAAACTCGCCAGCCAGCTGAAGAAAACCGCTGCTGCGACTATTACCGAGGGTGAGTCTGCTGGCGACGATGGCGAAGAGGGTCAGAGTGATAGCCCTGCAGCACCACCGGTTCCGGCGGTGGTGGCCGGAAAGCCCGCGCCTAAAACCGTCCGTAAAAGCACAGCCAAAAAACCAGCGGCGCGCAAAACCACAACGAAAAAAGCGCCTGCCGCTAACAAATAATCGAATTGCGCCCCGTGCGCTGGCGGCGCGGTCGGAGATCTGCAACGCACTGCGTTTTCTTTTCTCCGTCCACTCACCGCCACCTTTTCTGGAGACTACACCATGAGCCTTGTAGCCCCCCGCACAATAACCCCCTCAGCAGAGGATGTGCCGGATGTGGACGACGGCGGCGAGAAAGTCACCGCCGGTGTGTTCTGGCCCGAACTCGTGTTGAGCGATGCCCGTAAAGAGATGCGCATCACTGGCACGGTGACAACTTCGCGGCTGAAGCATGTTGTTATCGAGGCGGTGGGCCATACCGCTGACCAGCTCGATACCTGGCGGATCGAACAGCAGAACGCCGGATTTGCATCACTGGATACCGTGCCAGCAATGGAAATTAACGGGCAGAGCGCAAAGGTTTACCGCTGGCGCCGCGCGGTTTACAGCATAGCCCGCGCCCTGCTGATCGAAACGTTCCGTGATGTGGACACGACCGGCGACGCCGGGGAGAAGAAAGCCGCTGCGCTGGCAAGCCAGGCAAACGATCACTGGCGTGATGCGCGCTGGGCTATCTCCGATATTCGCGGTGAAGTTCGCAATTCTGCGGAGGCATTCTGATGAAAGTGAAGGCCTTACAGGGCGATACGGTGGATTTGCTTTGCCAGCGTTATTACGGCACCACCCAGGGTGTCACCGAGATTGTGCTTGCTGCGAACAAGTCACTGGCTGATCAGATCTTCATGGAGGCCGGGCAGGTGGTGGAACTGCCGGAGGTAAGCGCCTCGGCGACAAAGGAGACGGTGCAGCTATGGAGTTAATAAACCGCGCCTGGAATTGGGCCGCATACATCTGGTCGGTGTTCCTCGGCAGCGTCGGAATGATGACGCAAAAGGACTGGCTGACGGCTATTGCGGCAGTAACAGGGGTAGTGGTGGCGGTGTTAGGTGAAATGCATCGCCGCCGTATGGCCCGTATCCATGAAACCAATAACGTGCTGCTGAACGATTTGATCGACGCCATTCGCGACGACACGGAAAACCGGCAGGACGTGAAAGAGCTGATCCGCACTATCAGGGAGGCGCCACGATGAAAAAGGGCGTTATTGCCTGCTCTGTCGCCGCGATTATCTCGCTGGCCGCCGTGCTCTGGCCGCAGTCACTGCGTACCAGCCCGGAAGCGCAACTGAAGATGGAGAAATATGAGGATTGTCGCAAGACCCCGTATTACTGCCCGGCAGGCGTATTAACCGTGGGGATCGGCTCGACCGGGAAAGTGCAGAACCGGGAGTATGCCGAGCAGGAGATTGCCGAGCGCTGGGTGAATGACCTGATGCGCGCGGAACGGTGCGTTAACCGCGAGTTTAACGGCGCAGCTGCACCGCAGCGCGTTTTCGAGGCGCTGACCGATAGCGCATTTAATGTCGGTTGTAGCGGGCTTGCCTGGTACACCAACAGGCAGGGGAAGAAGGTTAGAACGACGATCTGGCGTAATGCGCAATCGGCTGACTGGCGCGGCGTCTGCGAGCGGGTAACGGATTTTGTTAACTCAGGCGGCAGGCGCTTGCAGGGACTGGTCAACCGCCGGGAAGAGTTCCGGGAGTGGTGCTTGTCAGATCCGTCGCTCAAGGGGGCGAAATGAAAGGGCTGTCTGTGGTTATCGCGGTGATCGGTGTCCTTCTGGCGGTGGCCTGCATCCGATTAACCACGGAAACCAACAAGCGCGAAGCCGCAGAAAGTGCGCTGGCAGACGCTAACCAAAAGCTGAACCAGACCAGCGATGTGCTGGCCGAAGTGCGGGCGCTGCGCCAGGACGTCAGCGAGATTGAAGCCAGTGTGAAAGCGCTGGGGCAAAAGCGTAACGAAGCCGGGGAGAAACGTCGTGAAAATATCAAAACTGAACTGGCCGGCGATCCCTGCGCTGCTGCTCTTGTGCCTGACGTTGTCGCTGACAGCCTGTACCAGCGCGCCGCCGAAGTCGCCGCCGGTGATCATTCAGGAGCCTTTGCCAGAAAGCCTGACGGCAAAAACTGAAACGCCAGCGCCACCGCCCAGGCCGATGCGCTATGGGAGTCTTGTGATCTGGTCTGATGCGCTACTTGATGCGCTGGATACCTGCAACGCGGATAAGGCGGGCATTCGGGAGCTGGAACTGCGGCGAATAGCCCGGGGGATGAAATGAAAAAAGCCGAATTGTTACGCGAGGCGCTGATCGCCGCAAACACCTGGTGTAAGGCCAACCCTGAACTGATCACCGTCTGGGTTGAGAAGGGGAGCATTGAGACGCAGGCGACCGGTGAACCCTCGTTTATGTATCACTACACCATCCAGGTGCTGGCCGTGGACTTTCCGGGGCAGGTGGATGATCTCATGCTGCCGATCATGGCGTGGGTATGGCATTACCAGCCTGATTTGCTGCTCAACCCGGACAATAACCGCAAAGTTGAGTTTGACGCGGACATTATCAGCGATGACATGGCCGATGTGCTGTTTAAGGTTCCGGTTTGGGAGCGCGTCATGGTGGAGATCGTCAACGGGAAACCCGTTGCTACGCACCTGGCGGAAGACCGCCCGCGCATTAATGGCGGTGAGTGGGAGGTGGTCTTTGATCCGGGCTTTGAGGGAGCGATGACATGAGCAACGATGCTGCGCTGTTTCAACAGCTTGATCTGGTCTTCGCGGAAATCCTTTCCGCTATGACGCCAGCACGCCGCCTGCGCACGGCGAGAGGCATTGCCACCACGCTGCGCCGTACTCAGAGCCAGCGGATCGGTAAGCAGGTTGCGCCGGACGGCACACCGTACCAGAAGCGGCACCGCCGAGTACTGCGTTCGCAGGCCGGGATCGGGTTTATCTGGCAAGGGGAAGAGCGCCGCCTGCGCAACTGGCGGGCGACGCGTGGTAGTCGCGGGCGCATG